TCGCCGCTGCAATAGCTTTTCCCATTGATATACCGCTTGATGCTGTTGCAAAACTTAAATTTCCAGAACCATCGGTCTGTAATACCTGACCACTACTACCATCTGCTGCTGGAAATGTCAAAGCATCAATAGTTACTGTTCCAGAGCCTTTTGGCTGAATCGATACACCAATGTTGGTATCACCACCAGATGCAGTAAATGTTGGCTTGTTTCCTGTAGCTGCGTTATTGTAAGTTATTTCATTAACCGCGGAACTTGTAGCCGTTAATTTAAATAATTCATTACCATTTGTATCTAAAATAGATGTGCCTATTGCAGGTGATGTTAATGTTTTGTTTGTTAAAGTCTGTGTTCCAGTTGTTGTAACATTTCCAGATGGTAATGTATCTATATCTGGATTAGTACCATCGTTTGCAGTTGCAAATACTATAGCATCACCTTTGTCTCCTGCAGCGAAAGTAAAACTATCTCCTGAACCTGAAGCATACTTAAACTGAACTGTGTAAGAACCTGAAGTTGAATTTCTTAAAAAATAAAAAGTTTGAACATCTAAAGGTATTGTTACAATTTGATTCCCTGTAATCGTACCTGTAAACTCTATCATTCTGTGAGATAAAGTTGCACCTGTTGATCCATCAGAAACCGATAACGCAGTTGTTTGTGCACCACCAGCTATTGATTGTGTCGTATATCCACCAGATATCTGTTCTATAATTTGTAAGTTTGTATTAGTCTTCGTACCCCATGTACCGGCGTTTTCACCAGTTGCTTGAAGTTCTACCCCTAAAGGTGTAAATGTTGATGCCATAATTTATCTCCTATGCAGCGTCACTATAACTTGTATTTGATCCAGTTGCAACATCCGAATATGTATCGTTCGAACCCGTTGAGACGTTACTATATGATGTATTAGAACCGGTGTCAACGTCACCATAGGCAAAGATATCCACTGTCCCTATGCTGGAAGTGATGGATTGACCTGTTAATCCAACCTGCATATCTGGTAAAGATATCGATCCCACATTAGCACTAAAAGATTGACCTGTTAATCCTAGCCCCTCTTCCACGGTTAAAGAGCCAACACTAGCTGTAGATGATAGGCCGGTTGGTTGAGCAACAGCGCCTCCTAAACCGATAAGAGTACCTAAATTAAATGATGCAGATACTCCAGATAATTGAACCGTATCATTTGGTATCGTGACGGTTCCTAAACTAGATGTTATTGATTGACCTGTTAACTGTGCCTCTTGTGAGGATATGCCTGCAGCCGTTCCTTGTGATAGAGTCATGGACTGACCGGACACAATCACAGTTTGATTTGGTGCTTTTGCGGTTCCTAAACTAGCACTAAAAGATACTCCTGTTATACCAAGAGTCATATCGTTTGGCGTTATAACACCGACAGATGTTGTTACAGCGCTAGAACTTAAACCTTGTGTTTGATCGTTTGGAGTTATTGTACCAACGGATCCTGAAAAAGAAATTCCTTCTATATTTACAGGTACGAATGCCTCTCCCTGTGAGGATGTGATTTCAAAACTTGATGGAGTTATAATCTGATCTGGGACATCAACCGAACCAACGTTGGAGGTTATGGATAAACCTGTGGGAAAAACTGTTGCGTCTTTTAATTCACCCCACTCACCATCGTTCCAGGCTTGAGCACCCCAACCTGTTTTTAAGGTTGTGTCTTCATTCCAATACGCCTGTCCCCAGGTGAATCGTCCCCATCCTGAAGTAGTCGACATGGTCGACCTCCTAAGCTAATCTGATTATTGCGTTACTTGCGTCTGCTGTTGGAAATTCTATTTTAAATGTTCCGTTACTTGCTGTCTTATCGCCACCAAAAGCTATGACCGCAACAGCATCAGTTGTTCCTGAACCACCATCTGTTGTCGTGTTATAGATCAGGGCTCCGTTTGCAGTAAAAGAAGCTGATGTAAAAGTCACATCAGAAAAATCTGTAAATGCAGTTGTTGAAGATAACGATACTCCAGAGTTTGTTAAAGTTGCACCACCTGCAGAATATGCAGATCCTGATGTATTTGTAATCTCATTTGATGTTGAGTAGTCAGTAGTAGCTGCACCTAATGATGCAGAACTAGTAAATAATGCAATCTTGAAAGTGTGTCCACCTGAAGATTCAAAACTGTGTTTACCTTGTAAAAGCTCTTGTTTAAAGCTTGAACATATTGCTGATGATATTGCCATAATTTAATCTCCTTAATTACGGATTACGAGAAGGTAATGGTATTCTTATTGCACCATCGGTGTAATCATCTCTTCTTCGTCTTCCAATTTGCTCACTTGCAAACTTTTCAACCTCTTGTTTATACTTTCCTTCGTATAAAGTCAACATGTCTGCTGGCCCTTTTAAATACCCATATGCCTCTGATAAACAACAATACAGTAGTCCATTTGGAAAATTAAGACTAATATAGTTAGTATCATCATTCTCTAGAAGATCGGGCATTTTATTAAAATGAATTCTAAATCTATATGTAGTATTTGGTGTAGGAGCTAGAAATATTCTACCAGATGTGGTGTCTGTATTACCAGTTGCACCGCCGAACATAGCATAATATTTAGGTTGACCTTGGGCTGCCGATGTTCCTGTCACATCCTGATATTCTTGAAGGTAAGACATATCTTTTTTTTCTAAAAATCTATTAGCTCCCGTAATAGCTGATCCGTTTGTGTCATATACTTGAATGGCTCTAACAAATAAACATCCTGCTGGAGCGTTTATAGACTCTTGTCCAGCAACGAAATTACCTAATTGTTGTTTTTTATCTGCATCGATAGGCACATCTCTAAAAATTCTATATTGTGCGTTTAAGATTATATTCTCTAAAACAGCATCGGTTAATACGTTAGAGTCTACCTCTGTATAACTTCTTATTTGTGTTTTTAATCCTGAAGCGCTTAATCCTGCCATTATGCTAACTGTGTAACCGGACCTGCGGTTACAAAAGTTCCTCCTGAGTTTTGTGTTATAGTCGCGCTGCTACCACAATTAAAACTATAACTGTTATCATTTATTTTAGTTATACTAAATCCTGAAGAATTTTCAAATACAGTAAAAGCAAGACCTCCTGGACTGCCATCAATATTTCTAAATCTAACGGTATTACTGGTTGATCTACCATGGTTTGGTTCTGTAACAGTAACCACGGCAGATCCCGAAGTTAAACTAAAAGGATTATTTGGTAATAGATTTTGCGTTGCGGGCTCTGTTCTATCGGGTCTAGCATTCATCAATCCTTGTGGATCACCCACATGTCTAGTTGGTTCTAATTGAGGTTGTTTCGCTTCAAATTCTGAAACATGAACAAAAGAACCATTCCATTCTTTTACCATTTCATTATATGGAAACTCTTGACCACTTCTATCTGAAATTGCTTTTGCATATTTTCCGCTTGATAATTTAGCCATTATACTCCTGGGTAATAAACTTTTGGTGTTATATGTGAGCTAGATGAAGAACCATCTTCAGCCAGAGCTCTTTGTAATTCATCTTCATAATATAATTTCATAGCCTGTGTTGCTTGAGGATTAAATTTTTGTGATAAATAAAAAGCTAATCCAGAAACCATACAAGGGACAAATCTATATGGAAGATCTGTTGCATTTGTATAATCTCCAACATCTTGAATTCTTTTTACATAATAATAATTTAATTTATTTCCTGCCTCTGAACTACCTGGAGTTAAATACAAAGTTATCGTAACTTTATCTATAAATCTTTGAACGTAATACTGTGTTGGTTGCCCCTCAGAAGTTTTGTTTGATAGCGCTTGATATGTTGATCTATTTATTTTTGTTAAGGGTGTATCTACATTAGATGAATTTCTATAGACAGCCTCTAATATATCATCCACTCCAAATACAGCAGTTGCATCAGAAGTTCCATCTGCTGATGATCTAAACATGGTATAAACGGCTTGACCATCAACTAAAGTAATATCATTATTAGCTATTTGCCAATAATGTAAGCCCCTATTACCCCACTCTTGAAATAATATATTTAATGATCTTCTAGCTGTTTTTAATTGATAACCTGAAACATTTTGTAAACCAATTCTTTCATAAGCCTCTTCTACTATCTCATCAATAGAAAAGTTTTTATCAAAAGTTACAGTCCCAGAGGTAGTGTTAGCCATTTAACCCCCTACTTATCAATTAATAAAGTAGCTGCTTCTATGTTTGTGATAGTAGAGACTTTCATTCCACCTGGAAATAATATTCCATCTTCAGGAATGTTCATTGAAAAAACATCTCCATTAGGAACGTCAGCTTGAAACAAAGTTGTGCTATCAGAATTATCTTGAAGAATTATAGTCCCAGCACCACCTGCATCGGAT